CGCAACCACAACATCAAGGGACGCTTTACAATATTTCAATAACACTCCAATAGGACATACAGGATCAACTATATTTCAAGTATGGGCTAAACCTTCAGGTTCAACTTATGGGGCTCAATCACCATCGATTATCCGTGTTTATTCAGGTTTAACAAATGGTGGGATTGCGTTGAATAGTCAATCATTATCATTAGATAGTCAGGCGTTAAATATAACAGCTGCTATTCAATCACAACAAATATACGGAATAATACCATCAGGATCTTCTACTAGTAATTTTTCTGTCCCATCATATTCAGCAGCAGGATTAAACGACAAATACATATTCCAAACAAGAACACCATTTACTGCCGGTCAATTCGCAACTTGGGAATTAAACCAATCAGCAGGAACAAACACAACCGCATTTACAGGAACAACACAAACTCCTCAAATCAACTCATTCACTATTGGTATAACTAGCATCACAACAGGTGGAACGATTAGTTATAACAATATGAATAGTGAATTATGTGAGATCATCTATTTTGATACGGTATTGAGTGATAACCAAGTAGAACAAGTTGAATTATACCTAAAGGATAAGTGGAGGTATGATGAATGGGCTAGTCCTGTTCCGACTCCCACCCCCACCGCTTCCAACACAGCCACGCCTACTCCGAGTATAACGCCCACAATGACGAATACACCAAGCTCTACTTAAATATAGATTTTATGAATATACTATTTGTTTTAATGGACGATAAACTTGACGCACATTACATAATAAGCCAAGATGTTAATAATAAGAAAGAACCAAATCAATAACCTGATTGCGACAGTGTCCATGAACAAGACACTTAACAATCCGTATTATCTTTTTTCTTTCAGACATATTACATCAAAGGAGAGAGTAAGTTTTATTCCTGAAGTTATAACTTCGAACAACCGATATGACAAATTTAGATTTGTTGAGGGGGTTGCGACTAATACTTCAACTGTGCCTCCAACAATTCATTTTGAATATTTAGGTCAATATTATTACTCTATCTACGAACAAATTAGTTCAACTAATACTGATCCTGCATTAGCTTATAATAAATTAGAAAGTGGTCGTGCCGTTGTTATAGTGGGTGAAGACCAAGAACAAGAATGTTTCTACGAACCGTATATTTCATCAAACGAAATATTCGAGAATGTTGTTTACATGTCAGAACAAGAAGTGTTCTGTATTTCAGGTAATACTAATGTTATTTGTCCTATTGAATTGACTGGTGCTTGTCCTACCTATATTTCGAGATATTCTCCCATTAATAGTTTATATTATAAGAACACAGGAACAACCGCTAATTTACTAACCCCACTTGAAGGTTGTGCACCTGTTCAAATAGCAATGGATGATAGTAGAATGTTTATTGTTGATGGATGTTCCAATTATTATCAATATGACTATACAATTAGTTCAGGTGGATGTTTTACTCAAACATTAGTTGATACTTGGAGACTATGGGACTCATCAGGAGCAACACCAAATGCAACCTATACAATGGGAATCTACGATCAAGACAATTTAATTGTCGGGGCACATGCTTCTTTCGAATTCCAAACAGGTTCAACTTTATACCTATACAACTTAACAACTTCAGCAACTACAAAGTGGTTAGAAATAGGTAATAATGCCGCAATTACAAATGTTTATTATAATACAGGTAATACTCAATTGTTATTAACTTATTATAGTCCATCGGGTGGAACTGGTCACTATCAGTTATATTCAGGATCAACCAATCCTCAATTAATAAGTGATATACCAATTACTAATTCGATCGCTGGTGGAACATTCTACTTTAGTGGAAATACTCCAATTGCCGTCAATGTTGCTGGTCTCCAATGGAGTCTAGATTTTTCAAATCAAACAATAACTTTGTTGGAGAATCAAAGTGGTGTTCCAATATATTATGTTAATTTTGAAGATGGATTCGGTTATATTAGTAATATTGTAAGCCCCGCTTCTTGTTATGATTTTAATATTTGTCCTTCAGGTTCGACTACACAATATATCAATGGAAGTATATCGCCTAATGGTAAATTAATCAAAGCATCAATATGGTCTGATTCAGGTTATACAATAGCAGATACGGCGATTTGTGACTATCCAGCTACTTTTAGTTTTTCGGGTGACATGGGGACTATACAAACTAATTTAAGTGAGTTCTTCCCTCAAGGAGACCACACTAAAAATTATAATGCATCACCTCTTCTTCAAATGGGTGAGGTTATAACTGGATTTACAATAAACACTTTATATGCAGAATGTCCTTGTGTTGAATTAATATTACCAACAATTTAAAGGTTAGAAACGGAACACAATGTATAAAATGAAAAAATAAGATATTTATTAGTAATGGACAAAGACAAATCAAAATACACATTTCATCTGCAAGATTTTAATGCAGCCTCAGTCCCTCAGTATCAAGAGGTAATTAAGAACAAACCCTGGGTTTTTTTTGGTGAGGATAATTTATTCCCGAATCATCTTATGGCTCTCTATCAATACTCAGCTCTTAACAGAGCTTGTATCAATGCTATTGATTATGGTGTGAAAGGAAAAAATATGATTGTAACTGAAGGTGATGAGAACGCAATTGCGATGGCTAATAGAAATGAAACCGTATATGAGGTATTTGAGAAGTGTGCGACAGATAGAGTTTTATTTGGAGGTTACGCCTTGAATATTGTAAAAGGTAATGATGGTTCAATATCAGAATTTTATCACTGTGATTTCTCAAAGTTAAGAGCAGGTAAAGAGGATACTTTCGGTAAGGTAAATCATTTCTTTTATTCTGTTGATTGGCGTTCAACTACTTTAAATCAAAATAAATATAAAGCCATAGAAATACCTGCATTCGATTTGATGGAAGATAGTGAACCGAGTCAAATAATGTATTTTAAATCTTACTCACCTGGTATGTCCTATTATCCACCACCGGATTACCTCGGGGGACTTACAACAATTCAATTAGATATTGAGGTAAAGAATTTCCATCTGAATAATATGCAGAATTCAATGATGCCATCAGTCGCTGTCAGTTTCACCAATGGTGTTCCATCGGAGGAAGAGAGGGACATCATCTACAGACAACTAGATGCCAAATATTCATCTTCGAATAACGCCGGAAAGTGGTTTTTGTTTTTCAGTGAAAATCCTGAGACCGCACCAATCATAACTCCAATTCCAAATAATGCAAGTGATGCTTGGTATAGTCAAATGGCACCACAAATCGAACAGACAATCCTTACCTCTCACAGAATAACCTCACCGATGATCCTTGGAATCAAGGAGGCGGGACAACTTGGAGGCAGAAGTGAATTAATTGATGCATATAATTTATTCTTAGAAATTGTTATTAGACCAGTTCAAGAATCCATGATCAAGGACTTTGAAAAGGTTTTATTTTTAAGAGATAGAAAGCCAATAAAACTTGCGATAGAACAAAATCAAATTCTACCTGATATAGAGCAAGCTGTAGAGGGTCAAATCAAAGGAATATAATATGTCGAAACAAGTATTACTAATATCAGAAACCAAGTTGAAAAACTGGACGACGATCCATCAGAATGTAGATATGGCACTTCTAGTCAGCTCAATTTTTATGGCACAAGAATTAGGTCTGCAGACTTTAATAGGAACCAAAGGATATGAGTATTATCAGAACTTGGTAATGCAAGTTCAAGTTTCAGGTGGAACAATGTCTCAACCTGATAGAATTATGCTCGAGGAGTATATCGCACCTTATCTTCTCCACAGAGCTTACTATGAGGCGATGCCAGAAATTTACGCCAGAAAAATGAACGCGGGGATTGTGGCTCATGAGACAGAACATTCGAAGACCGTTGGTATTAAGGAAATGTCTTATTTCAGAGACATAGAACAAGGTCGTTACGAGTTTTATTCACAAAGAATGCAGGATAGACTTAGATCTTATTCGAACGATTATCCTTGGTATTATAGCTGGAGTGACAAGGATGGCATGCCAAACTCAAAACAAACTTATTTCTCAGGGTTACATATCGAACCAGGAATGCGCTATCCTCCAAGGAAATCATCTTGGTATGGTAATCTACCTGCTTACTACGGAAGAGAATATGATTGTTGTGGTGATTGGTAAAATATAATTTATGACTACAGAAATATTACTTTTAATATCGAACGCCCTTACCGGTGTTGCTGCTTTTTTCGTTGGAAAGAGGAGATCAAATGCGGAAACTGATTCGGTTGTATTGAAGAACCTTGAATTGTCGGTAAACCTTTATGCACAAATAATAAGGGATTTGAAGACTGAAATTGAGAGTTTGAACATCAAGATACAAGAATTAGAACAAAAAATAGATATTTTACACGCTGAAAATAAAAAATTAAAATCAAAGAAAAATAGTTTATAATGCCAATACCAAATAAGAAGGGAGGAGAAAACGAGCAGGATTTCATATCAAGATGTATCTCTGCGATTGCCAATGAGTATGATGCTGAAGGTCAGCCATATGCGATTTGTAAAGCCAAATACGACGAAATGAATAAAATGGAAGAGGAATTTAAAACCCTTCCAACTTTGGATTGCGTTGAAAGGATGAAAGGTGCAGGTTACAACGAAGAGGATGCCAAGACTGCATGTGTTCGACCGAAACAAAACGATAATCAACAAGGTGGAGTAGTTTCTCAAGCCATGGCAAGAACCAAATTTGAGTTCCCACCAATGGCAAAAGAAAAGATGGCTGATTACATGGGGAGATGTATGTCTGACGGACTTGTTAGAGAAAGAAAGCAGGATAGAATTAATAGAGCGAGATTTTGTTACACCGAATATCAGAACCGTTATGTAATGACAATTGGTAAGAAATGGAAGTAACCAAAGTATGTCGAGCATGTAACAAAGAGAAGACCCTTAAAGCATTCAATACAAATAGAAAGTATATTGATGATCTCGAACCGAGATGTAAGATCTGTAAAAAGAACGGTGTAAAAATTAGAGTGAAAAAACCTAAGGAGTCTGACTCTTGGAGCAGATACTTCAAGTTAGGTAATCCTAGTAAGGAAGATTTCTGTGTGGTGTATGATTTCTTTTCGGTGATCGGTTATGACTTGAGTAAAGATATACACTTACAATTCTGCGAGAAATATGACCTTACACCAAGACCAAGACACCCGAAACAAAAGAACCGTTTTTCCGTTGAAGATTGTAAATAACTTTTTCTTTTCGTTTGTTTTACTATATTTATAATTGATTCTAATACTCCCAGCCTGAGTCGTAATGACAAGGGCTAGTATTAGAACAAGGTCTTAACAGCGTTTCATCCTTGAAATATACAACGGTATTTCGAATGAAAGTTTACAGTTCTTTACAACAGGCACTTTTCAAGTTAATAGTCCAATTTTGGATGAAGGGGATTGAAAAGTGAGACATCGTAACAGTTCACCAGTGAGAGCAATGTGAGAAACCACAACTCTCGACAATCAACTAAATACAGAACAGTTACTCCCTTAGGATATGGGGATTTGTAGTAGAGCTTTGAAACTAGGAGTTGGTATTAAATTAAACTAGTGGAATATTCAAAAAACTTATTTAGGTTGATTGGATAAA